TCCTAAGGAGTAGTTGCTGGTTCGATTCCGGCAGGGGACATATATTATATTTAAACAACCCTTGAAAATCCAGCGTTTTCAAGGGTTTTAGTGTGTCTGTCTTTTATCCGAGGGGCATAAAAGGGGCAAATCAAATAGAAATCAATTCCGTTTGTTTATCAATATAATCTTGCATATTGATAGTAGTGTGCGAATAGATTTTGAGTGTGGTATCTGGATCAGTGTGTCCGACCCTTTCCATGATAGCTTTTAGTGGAACTCCTTTTTCGGCTAAAAATGAAATGTGAGAGTGTCTAAAGATGTGAGTGGTTAGTCTTTTATCTGGCATATATCTCTTTAATACTTTGTTGATGTATGAGTTCATGAGTGGAGTACCAGAATTTGTAGTAAAGATAAACTCTGTTTCTATACCTAACTCCTTGTGCCTAGATTTTTGTTTATTGATGATTTCTATGATGTTATCTGAAACAGATATTGTCCGATTTGATCCAGTTGTCTTTACGGTGGTTAATTTCTTAGTATTAAAATCATATGTAGCATTAACAAGAATAGTGTTATTATTGAAGTCTACTTTTTCAAACTCTAGCGCGGCAGCCTCACCATAACGGACACCGGTAAGAAACATAAAAAGAATGATATCCCTAACTAATTCATCTCCTTTTTCCTGCATATCATTTGCTAATGACATTATTTCCTCTTGGGCTAGAAAAGAAACTTTTTCTTTCTCATAGGTTTCGACTGGCTTTGGGACTAGGACATTATCAGATTTGTTTGACTGTAAGTAGTCCATTTCTACCGCATAATTCAAAATGGCGTGTAATCTTTTGCGACATTTATGGACTATGGAGTAATTATTCTTTTTAGATAGTTTCGTGATAATATCTCGTACAGTTTTCTTTGTTATGTTTTTTATGTAAACATCATCAGATAATACACCTTGCAAATGCCTGTCATAATTCAGATTGTTTCTAATCGTACTATCCTTTACTGTAGGCAACCACTGATCCAGGTATTCTTTTTTTAATTGGCCATAAGTGATGTTTTTATCACCTTTGCTGGATAATTTCTTGTCTATCTTTTCTTGTAAATATGCCTGAGCCTTTTTCTCAGCCTGTCTGCTGCATTTTTCAAGAGTGATTGATACTTTCTTCCACTTTTCAGTAAGAGGGTCTTTATAGCGCTCAAAATACTTAAATTTCCCGTTCGGTAATTCTTCTACCCACATTGCCTTTTCGCCTCATTTCTGTTAAAATGAGTACAAGAAAACAGGCTTTTTAATGCCTAGTTTCTTATACTATTGTCTTGCCCCACGCTCAGACTCGCCAAAGTTGAGAGCGTGGGGCTTTTGTTTTAACTTGTTGTGTTATTTATTTCTTAGTTTGAAAGACACGGCCGCAATTGATGCAGTGCCAATTGTTTTTGCCTTTTTTTCCGGCAAATCCAGCTAGTAATCCAACACCTCCAGTTAAGAGGGCGCCAGCGGCAGCTTTGCCAGCAGAAAATGCTTTTCTATCTTGTTGCATAAATTGAACGTGCTGCGAACGGCAATAAGGACAACGTACAGCAGATGAAAATAATCCCATTTTGAACCTCCGACAGCTTTTTATGTGATTCAGTTATTGCACATGTCAATTAGCCTTTTAAGGCATCAATTACATTATTTAGTGTATTGATTTTTTCTAGATAATAAATAACTTGGTCTTGATTATAGTTGATATTATCCTCATCTTTTGGATAATTCTTTATAAAATAATCAGCTAAATCTTTATGGAACTGTGCCATTTCCTTTAAGTAGATAATGTTTTGAGTATGTTTTTTGATTAAAAAACTATCGAGATCCCAGAACGGAAAGTCACGATCTAAATTTCCATAATACTCCTTTAGAGAATGGATTTCCCACAAGTCTTGGTATTTTTGAAAAAGAGTCTTCCCTCGATCGGTGAACCTTACAATATTACCACTATCAACATAAATCAAATTATCTATAAAAAATTGTTTAGTTACATTATTGGGATTTATGTGATAACGGTCGTAGAAATATCTAGGTACTTTAGCATTTGAAGTACGCCCTTTTTTTATTTTTCCCCACCAGACTAGTAGTAGCAATTCTCTGAGTTTATAACCCTCATTAGTTTTGTAACTATCTGTATATGCGTATTCATAAGAGCCGTCAACATAATCAAAATAATTAGGCCGCCTAGTAAGCAACTCAAGATAATCTTGGTTATGCAAATCATCTTGAACGAAAAAATCAATATTGGGACTAGATGGAATTTTCCTATCTATAAATTCATTTTTAATTTTCCTATGATTCTGAATATAAAAAAATCCGATAAGAGCAACAATAAATGAAATGAAAAAGATCATAGTATCAACCAATTAAACTTAAATACTCCTCTTTAACCATGATTTCATCGGTGATTGTCTTGAGGTTATAAAATTCCATAAATTTTAGATAATCAAAGTCATTTTTATCTTCTAGCGTAGATATAGCATCCTTTACTAGATGATGTATCATATTACGATCAGCTTCGTTTTCGCAACGTTGCCTCGCATAATGATATTCAGATTGGCTGTGCTCAGCATGGCCGATCTCATGCAATAGAACTTTTATACGTTCTTTCTTTGAAAGTCTAGAAGATAGAAAAGCAGTTTGGGTGACCCGATCATAGAAACCGAGTTCATCAGGTAACAAGTCTGCGTTAAAAGTAATAACTGTGACTTTGTAATCTGATATTATTTCTTTTTCTGTCACAGTTTTACACCTCTAATCCCCAACTTCTTTAAGATAGCCCTCAATGATTGATTGGATAACTTTCTTCTTTTCATCAGTAAGCGGCCGTCCTCCAAACATCATAACATTTTCGGCAATCTCCTCAACGTTGACCGGCTGACCATTCCAAGTGAAATCAGGATCGCTAGTAACGGGTCTAGGGTTGTCTGTGCGCCCTAGGAGATAATCCGTGCTAACATTTAGGTAATCGGCGACTTTTTCTAACGGCTCAGAATTAGGTTTTGATTTCGCCCACTTTGAAATAGAGCCATTTGATAAATCAAGAGTTCGTTCAAGTTGTGCAACAGTCATAAAACGTTGTTTGACAAGCTCTTTTATTATCTCGTAAGTATTCATTTCTAATACCCTCCAGAAAAAAATCTAAAAAAATAGAAATAATTCTACTTTTCTATTGACAATAGAAATAGTTCTGTGGTATCATGGTATTGTACTTGGGAGGTACACAAAATAATAAATACTACAGACGCAGAAACAGATAAAATCTGTATTTGCTACTTTTCTTATACTCTTATAATAGAATAAGTTCTGTTATTTGTCAAGAGTTATCAGAAATAAAACGTAGAAATATTTCTAAAAAAGGAGGAAGGCATGATTTACGACACTATCAAAGATGTTGCTGCAAATCAAGGGATATCAATCTATCGCATTGAGAAAGAATTGGAATTTCCTAATGGTTTGATTTCAAAATGGAACAAATCCACTCCATCAGCATCTAATCTTGCCAAGGTTGCTAAATATCTTGGCGTGACGACAGAGAAGCTGCTTGGTGATGGTTAGAAAGGATAAAAAAAGCACCTCTAGACTGCAATCTATTGAGGCGCTCCACTAAAAATACTAATTAAATTATATCACAAAATGGAAGAATTAAACAACGTACAACAATTATTAGTCAATAATTGGCAGCGTAAATACTACCAGCTAAGTGATGTACTGATTACCAGCTTAGTAGGTTTAACGCTCGCTGATACACTCACGATTTTAGCAACAGCTAGAAAGGGGCGTTTATGGAGTTGCAAATAAAATCAAACACACTAGATATAGAGAAGATCTTAGAAAAATCTTTATCAGATGTCTTAGGTGATGATATTGATAACATTTTGATGCGAAAAGTTGAGAAAGTGATCTCAACTGTTGTAAATGAAAAAATTGATAATCTGGCCATTGGTGAGAAATGGCTAAATGACCAAAAGTTAGCTGAGCATTTTGGTAAAGAAAAACGGCAAATCCAATATTTGTTGAGAAAAATGGAGCTTGATCCAGTAGCTCGAAAGTACATCAGCAAAGAGGGTGGTCGTAGCACCAAGGTCAAAGTTTTCGAGGCTTGGGAAAGTTGGTATGAAGATCAGAAATACAAATCAAAATCAGAGCCTTTTGCTTGGGTTGCTTAGAAAGAGAGGTAGTAGCTAATGGATATGCAATATATCTTTCCATAAAAACGGCGATAAAAATTATACAGTAATCAATAATGATCTAATCAATGATCCTGAAATGGACACAACGGCTCTAGGGATTATGCTTATTATACTGAGCAACAAGTCGACCTGGAAAATCTATCCTAATGAGATTGCCAAACGAACAGGTCTATCCAGAGCAACGATTGACAAGTATTTCAGGAGATTTGAAAAAATTGGTTATATGAGAACTGTAAAAATGAGCAAAGGTTATAAAAAAGGTGTAGAAACTTATCGATTTGCTGCAGATTTTAAATTGGCAGATTGGTATTTTGAAGATTATATTTTGCCTCAATTGGAAAAATATATATCTGAATAACTTGTGGATAATTCATCAGAAAAATTCATTTGTAAGGTTCTTCATAAATGAAAAATTCAATTGTTGAAAAAATCATTTGTTGAAAAATTCAACAAATGAAAAAATCAACTGTTGAAAAACTATCCACTAATAAATACTAACTCTATAACAAATACTAATTTAATAATAATTACTAACTTAGTAATAAATACTAACTTTACAACAATCTAATCATAATCAGAAATAATAAAGGATTTGTAGAGTTTTTTTACAGGAGGAAAGAAATATGCCAAATTGGGCAGAGGGTACTCTGAAATTAAGAGGCAAAACAGAAAATATCGTATCAGCATTGAAAGAGATGCTATTAGAAAATCAAGGCGCAACGCTCGAAGAAGAATACGATGGTACTCTACTAACATTTAAAACTGAGAATGATTACTTTTATATAAACGGTACAAGGCGTGCTTTTATTTCTGGTAAAGATATTGAGATTTGGTTAGATGATGATTTTATGATTATCGAACTCGAAGGTTTCAAGCAAGCGTGGGCAGCGTTGGCTGACAACTACACAGAAATTTCTAGTAAGTTTGATGTTGATATTAAAATTTTCACTTTCGAATTGGGTATGGAATTTACGCAGGAAATTGAAATTTCAAAAGGTGAAATCATTAAGAATATTGTAAACGAAGACTTTACTAACTATTCGTGGGATGTACCTTTTAGTAGACTTGGAGGATAGATGGCATGACAAGTTTAACTTTCCCAGAGTTGCAACAAAAAATGCAACTAGAAAAAAAGAAATCAAAAGATGTAAAGTACGCATTTAGAAATGCAGAGGACATTTATACAACATTTAAAGAGCTGAAAAGCAATTGGTCTGTAATTGTGACGGATGAGCTTATTGAGCTAGCAGGAAAAATATTTGTCAAAGCAACAGCGGTAGCTCTCAACAATGAAAAAGAAGAGAGATACCAATCAACGGCATATTCTGAATTAAGTCCAGTACCAGTGTTTAATACACAAAAAGGTCAGATCAAGCAAATGCAAGATCCGCAGTGGACAGGTGCGGTTAGTTCATACGCTAGGAAATATGCTTTACAAGGTCTATTCGCTATCGGCGAAAAAGATATTGATGAATATCCAGCTGAAGAAAACCAAGGACAACCTAATCAGCAACAGCAACCAGATAACCAATCATCTCAAGGCAGAAACGCTAATCAACCAGATTTAATCAGCACTGATCAATACAAGGCAGTTTGCGGAAAAATCCGAACGTGGGCACAACTTAAAAATGCTAGCTTTGATCAGGTTGCTAACCATGTGCTGCAGTATTTCAAAATTCGTGACTTTCACGATATTCCAGAATTACATTTTGAGACAGTTATGAGCTATCTCAATGGTCAGATAGCTAAAGCTCAAGGACAAGATTTTAATAATTTGTAAAAAAAGAAAGAGGAAACAACATGAAACAAACTAAAAAATTTATCGCTTTTCAAGAAAAAGAAAATGGGCATTTTGTATCAGAGTATGAGCACCACGAAAAACGCTTAGCTTATAAAGTAGGCCTGTGTGATTGCATACAAGACGCTTTAACCTTGGATTATGATGCTTATGAGGAGCAGAGAGAGTGTATAGATGCATTGGCAGCGTCGTTTGGATGCAATATCGTTGTTGTCGAAGCAACACATGAAATCAAAATGCTTGATGGATCAGATGCACCAGAGCCAGTGAAACGTGATATTAAGGCTGATTTATTCAAATTCTTAGGATTGGAGGATTAGAAAAATGAAAGATGTGACCTTAAGTGAACTAGAAAACATTAAGCCGATTTATGTGCCAGGAAAAATCACTCTTGACTTTGATAGTCTTGATAAAGCCATTGCTCTAGCAGTTTCGCAGCTTGAAGATAAAAAAATTGATGAACTTGATTATAAAGAAATCAAAGAACAAATCACAAGATACAAAGCCCTTGATGATGGATTAGATAGTGAGCGTAAAAAGATTGCTAAGAATTTCAAAAATCCACTTGATGAATTTGAAGAAAGACTTGAAAAATCACGCATCCCATTGGGTGAATTGCTAACTAAACTTAGAAAGGTCAGGGATGATATTGATGAACACGAGCGATTATTGCGCGTGGATGTCGTCCGTGCCACTTTTGAAGAGAAATGTATGGTAGCAGGTCTTGAAAAATCCACATTTGAAGATCGTTACGACGAATACAGCCTCAAAAAATATTTCAAATCTAGTAAATTTGAACTCAAGAAATCAACGCTTGATGAAATGGATGCTTTGGTATTGGCAGAGTTTGATGCTCTTGAAGAATTTAAAGCGAACAAACAGGCTATTTTTGATCAAGCTAATGAATACGAATTGCCAGCTGATAGCTATATCAGACACCTTGAAGATGGAAAAACCTTAGTGGATGTTTTAAACCTCATGAAGTCTGATCGTGATGCTGCTATCTTGCGCAAAGAGCAACAGGAGGCGCAAATTCAAGCAGAGGCAGAACGTAAAGCCGAAATTGAGCGTATGGCCAGAGAAAACGCAAATGTGAATATCAAGGCTATCGATGCTGAAACAGGTGAGATTTTGGAACAGAGTGCAATTACACCGGAACCTCAAAACAATGCGCAAGAAGCGCCAAAAATTGAGCCTAGCGAGCCAGTAAGCTATGACTTACGATTGACTTTTCCAGGGGGAAATCCACAAGCTAAGTTTTACAAAAGGCTTTTTGAGAGGGATGGAGTTACAACAGAAACGCTTTTTAACGGCAAAACACAAGAAGAACTAACGGGAGGTATTTCAAATGTCTTTGACTAATTTAATTGAGAATGTACAAGGATGGTCTGCTGCTAAAGGTCTAGATAAAGCTGAACCAATTAAACAAATGCAAAAACTCAACGAAGAGTGGGGTGAGTTGAATGCAGGTAAAGCAAAATCAGACAAGGTAAAACTTGTTGATAGTATCGGTGATGTGATGGTCGTTTTGACCATCTTATCCCAACAAATGAAATTTGAAAGAATTGAACAGCTAGTTGATCCCACTCAGCACAGCAAAGCATTATACAAAGCTAATGATGTGGAAACTGATTATCTACTGTTGTACGGTGGGAAAGAGATCGGCTTAATCGCTCATCGGATGATTGATTTGATTTTTAATACTGGCCTCATCAATACAAACACACAAATTCAATTTCATATCCGAAATTTGACAGGCATACTTGCCAAAATTGCTATCAACGAGGAAACAGATCTTGAAACGTGCTTACAAGTTGCTTGGGATGAAATAAAAGGCCGTACAGGTAAGATGGTTGATGGTGTGTTTGTTAAGGAGTCTGACCTATGAGATGTTTTTATGTCAGCGGTAAAGTCGGAACTCTTGATTTGGGGTCAGAGATCAATGCAGAAAATTCATTTATGGCTGCTATTGAGTTTGTGAAACGATACACTGGCTTATTAAAGCTTGAGAAATATGAAATAAAGGTACTAGATGTAGAGGAGGTGCAAAATGATCAATAATGTTGTTTTAGTAGGTCGGCTTACAAAAGATGCTGAGCTGAGATACACGCAAAGCAATATCGCAGTTGCAACCTTTACTCTGGCTGTCAATCGTAATTTTAAAAACGATGCTGGAGAGAGGGAGGCTGATTTTATCAATTGCGTTATCTGGCGACAAGCAGCAGAAAATCTTGCTAATTGGGCTAAAAAAGGCTCGTTGATTGGCGTTACAGGTGCAATCCAAACTCGCAACTACGACAATCAGCAAGGTCAGCGTGTCTATGTCACAGAAGTTGTTGCTAGTAATTTCCAATTGCTAGAAAGTCGTAACAGTCAGCAAAACAATCAAGGCTATCAAGATAATCACGGCGGTTATCAGCAACAAAGTCACAGTAACCAAGGTGGTAATTTCCAGAATGGAAACAACCAAGGGAACAATTTCCAAAATGGAAATGGTTACGGACAACAAGGTAGCTTTTTTGAGGGAAATACAACAAATCCAGTTCCTGATTTTACCCGTGATAACAATCCATTTGGTAGGTCATCAAATCCACTAGATATCAGTGATGATGATCTGCCTTTCTAGGAGGTGCTTGTGTCAAAGAGGAAAATGATAGTATGGGCGCTGTTTGATAGTGGTAATGGGTCATACACTAAAGCCGTCAACACGCTAAATAGTTCGGGGGGGGCGAATATTGAGGTTTACCCGATTGGAATTGATATAGAAAACAAGAACAATCATTTTATTCCCCTTGATCTTGCCGATTACTCACGATTATTTGGAGATAACAAGCTATTTGATACGCTTGACAAGCTACCCCATCCAGATTTAATCATAGCAAGTCCACCTTGCGAAAGTTGGTCAAATGCTAGTGCAATCGCAAATGGCAATGCTTGTTGGAAACAGGAAGATTTATCAGATAGCTTATTTGAACCACAAATACCACCTAGCATGTTTACCATTCGGGCAAACAAAGACTATGAGGAGGCATATAACAATTATCGGTATGATAGGCAATTTATGAAACGTATAAATGGAGAGCTATGCGCCTTTAACACCATTGAGATCATAAAGAGATATCAGCCTAAGTATTGGATAATTGAAAACCCAGCGACTGGGCGATTATGGAAGTATATAGAGCAAATCATAGGATTTTCTTTGCCTCACAAGAATCCAGTAAAATACAATAACTATGACTACCCATTGCAAAAACCGACTAAATTTGCAAGTAATCTGTACCTGAATTTAAATAATGAGACACGATCAGCAGAAGTGCAGTGGGGCGAGTTCTCGAAATCTTACAATGAGCGGTCTAATATCCCTCAAAAGTTATTGTTAGATATATTTCAGACCGTACTAAACCAATTTGAAAAGGAAAAACTACATGACAAAATTTGAACTTATTTTAATTTTAACTGCTATTTTGACGACAACGTGGTCAGGCATTGTCACAACTTTTGCGAAAAAGGCTGTTTGTAAATACAAACGGCAGGTTGAATATTATCAACAACCAAAGACGCAAGTAAAGATTGCACAAAATGCAATACGCCAACGTTTCTTTGAAGATGGCGGGGAGATATTCAAATGAAAGTATTTGATGGCGCAAAATTACGAGCCATCCGCAAAGAGGCGGGTCTTACACAGTATGACCTTGCCCCTAAGTTGGATGTTTCTCAGAACAGAGTCAGCGATATTGAGCGTAATGTCGCCGATCCTACCACAGTTGAAATCGATGCTTTTGCAGAAATTCTGAAATGCCAAGTATCAGCATTTCTGAGCGATGAAGCGGATATAGTTGTAATTACTAATACTTTTACTAAAAAGAAAAAAGGGATTGTTTCTGATGCAGAAGAAGACACATCCGAGCAATTAGAATTACTGCCAGATGATGATGTGATTACTGGCCGTGATTTAACTGGTTACATTCTAATCAAGCAAGAAGACTACCAGTCCTTACTTGAGGATCAATCAAAATTGAAACAGCTGCAAAGTTTATTGAAATAGGAGGAGAAAATGACTAAAAAACTAATAGGCTTAGACCTATCACATATTGCAGAGGGTGGGTTACAGGAAAAATTGGATCATGAACTTGAGAAGGTTTTTGACAACATCCTAGACCTAAATACAGATGCGAAAGCAAAACGCACAATCACAATTACGCTGAAAATGTCATCTAATGATGAGCGTACAGTAGTTGATACTATCATGGATGTAAAAGCTAAGCTAGCACCTCAGAATGCAGTAGCTACAACTATTCTTGTTGGCCGTGACTATGATACAGGTATGGTGCATGCAAACGAACTTAGAAGTAGTATGCCAGGTCAGATGTATTTTGATGATGAGGCTCAATTACGAACCGATATTGGACAACCAGTAGAGGAAGTGGAGCAACAGCAAGCAGAAACAAAACCAGATATTATTGATTTTAACAAGAAGAAAGCAGGTAACTAATATGACAACAGAAAATCTTAAAGCAGCATTGGAATACGCAGTAGAACTAAATGAGAATGGATTAGAAATTTTAACAGCAGTAGATGGTACAGAGTATTTTGACGCTAACAAATTCAATCTCAAGGAACTTGATCCTAAACGCTATCCTAAAACTTTGGAGCTATCAACTTTAACAAGTCTTGTTGACTATCTCAAAACTGACCTCAACAATTTGAAAAAACAACGCTTGATTGTAGCAGTTGAGAAAAATGATGAGGTGTGTGTTTGGTCTGAAAATGATGAGCGTGAACATCGTACATTACTTGTTGATGTTAAGGCACGCATCCCAGAGCTTTCTTTTGGCCGTTTCTTATCACCAGAGCAGTTTAACATCATGTTGCAATCAAACTTTATTGATGACAATGACCGTAGCGCATTACTGGAGTTTGCTAGCGCATTGAAAATTGAGAATGGGGCTGAAATTGAAGATAATGGGGTCTCTCAAGTGGCAACCGTTAAAACAGGGGTAGCTAGTCTCGCTAAAGGCAAAGCACCTAATCCAGTTACATTGCGCCCATATCGTACATTTTGCGAGGTTGAGCAACCAGCAAGCCTATTTGTCTTTAGGATTGATAAGCAAGCAAACATGGCTCTATTTGAGGCAGATGGTAAGCGTTGGGTAGCCGAGGCAGTGGGAAACATTGCAGCCTATCTAAAAGAGCAACTAGCAGACCAAGAAAATATCACAGTTTTGGCATAAAGCATACTGCAAAAGTGCCTAATTAAAAATTGAGAGAAAAAATATGATTGGATTTTATAAGTTTATGATTGTATCAGCGTGCCTTTTATTGGCATTGCTGATTGCAATCGCTGGAAGAAATAGCTTTAAAGAAAATACATTCGATAAGGTTTTATGGTTTGTGCTGTATGTCTATGCGTTTGGATTGCTGCACACAGTCTATAAATTATTTTCTGGAGGTTGAAATGGTCAAAAAGCGATTGATAAGCTTTTGCTTATCTATATTTTTCTTAGCAATCCCTATATTCAGTTTAGGTATAGCTGTATCCAAAGATCATTACAGAGCGAAAATCTCAGCGCTAGAGAAACAGGTCGATGAATTAAAGCAGAGAAAATCTGTTATCATTCACCAGGTAGATAACGCCGGGGGCGTGATGTATGGGAAAATAACTGATAAGCAGATTATATCTGGCCATTATACCGTGACAGCAGGAGCATACGGTAGGTTTTTGGTTACGAAATCTCAATATGACAATATTGAAATCGGTGATGATATACCAGAATTTTTAAAACAGAGAGGAAATTAAAATGAAATTGAAAAAATTGATTGCATGTATTTTTATATCAATGACCTTGTTTGGATTGGCAGCTTGCCGAGAAAGCGAAAAAGTATCGCACAATATCAGTCAAGAAGCAGATAATTTTAATGTTATTCGGCGAGTTGCCGTAATCAACACTAGAACAGATAAAATCGAATTTGAAGTTATTGGTCGAATTTCTGTAGAAACTGAGGCTAATGATGGAAAACGACTTGAAATTTTGGTTGAAACTGCAAAAGGTGTGTATAAAAAGCACATGGTAAATCTTACAGGATGGAATATGTATGTTGTAGAAGACCTCGAGGGCGCTGAGGTAAATCAGTACAAGTACGAAGTCAATTACATGCCAGAAAGTATCATACCATTCACAGTTACAAATAAAAAGTAGGCATGGAATGAAGTTTGAATTTTCTTTGCCTAGAAACACCAAAAACAAAGCTCTGAACATGGTTATCAACAGCAATGACAGGCAACATCAGACAGATAAAGCCAAGGTTACTAAGCGTATTAGAGCTTTTGCTTATTGGCATACATTGATGAACAAGGATAAAGGGAGGGCTGCTTTTAGTCCCTCTAATCCTTGTGAGGTTACAATTACAATTTACAGCCCTACTAAATCTAAACTAGATCCGCCTAACCTTTATCCGACAGTCAAGGCTATTATAGATGGCATGACAGATGCGGCTATTTGGACAGACGATAATCACAAGGTTATCAGAAAGTTATCTTTTGTCTATGGAGGATTGAGCAATGAGAAAGGGCATTATCGGTTAGTTTTTGATATAGAGGAGGTAGAGGTAGAAAAATGAATAAGCAGGAATTGATTGAGAAAATTGAAAATTTAAATAAATTGTATGGAGAAAGACACTATGTTGCGATAGACGATGTTTTGAATCTAGTGACACAACTAGACGAAGCACCACGCTATCTAAAGAATCTTATAGCGCGATTGCGAGAATTACAACTGCATGACAGAGAAGTCTGGTTGAAAGCTATCATGAGCGAATTTGAGCAGGATTTCAGCCATGCAAAATGGCGCGAGGGATATGAGCAAGGTAAGTTCGAGGGTATGATTGAACGTGAAAAAGTCAAAGTCCAGCAGTTTGTGGCTGATTGGTATGAAGAGAATAAGGATGATTTTGAATTTAATGTTTGGGATTGGATCGTTTTCAGCAACGAGTCTAAAAAATTAGAAAATAAAGAGTTTAATATTTGGATTAATGATAGTGAAGGTAATCCTATTCAAACCCTTGTCAACATGCACCAGTTTGGCTACGAGGTCGAGAAAGAGAAGCGGTATCGAATTTCCATGCCCAAAGCGAGAAATTACAAAAACCACGCTCAATTTTTGTGCGAAAAAGATAGCAAAATGTTTTGGTGCGCAGAGTGGTACTCTCGTAAAACTAAATTCACCCGCAAGGAGCTAGAACAAGCAGGATTTAGCTGGGTGTTTGATTGTCCGGGTATTGATATTAAGGAGGTGAAAAATGAATGATCTAGAGTACATGGAACAATTATTCAATAGATATCGGCATGAAGCATTGGGGATTGCGGCATTTGCAGATAATGCTAACAAAGCTAAAATCAAACGGTTAGGCATCGAACTGAGACAGGAAATGTTAAAATATGAGCGCAAAAATTGTATTTAGGTTTTTTGGTTATGACTAAGAAGAAAATAGAGCGCCTATCAGTGATGCATCGCAGAGAGATAACCTGGCTCAAGTGGTATTTTTTGAGAGATAAGGACAATCCTAAAAAAACAATACTTGAGCAAAAAATTCATCAAAGCTTTTTGAAAAATAATATTGAAGAAGCGATTTTTTTAGTCAATCTAAAAACTGTCACAACAGAATTTGTAGAAAAATCAGATGAAGATATTTTAAAAACAATCAAAGAGGTTTATGTCTATGGAAATCTCAATGTGATTGGCGCGTGTCAAAACATTCTCTATCTAAGCCCCAGCCCAGCTTATACCCATCTGAATAAATGGTTCGATAACTATTTTTACGCTACTTACAAATATCTCCCTCTAATTAAATAACCGTAAAAATCCCCTAGCCCATATATCTATAATCAAGATATATGGGCTTTTTTAAAATGAGGTAAATATGGATAATCTAAAAATTGAATATGTGGATATTGGCCTTATCAAGCCATATCGTAATAATGCTAGGCGCAATGATGGTGAAGCAGTTGAAAAAGTCGCAGCATCTATCAAGGCTTTTGGTTTTCAACAACCAATTTTAGTTGATGATAACAATATCATCATCACAGGCCACACGAGACACAAAGCGGCTCTTTCTTTAGGTATTGATAAAATCCCTATAGCCCATGCCGTAAATCTCTCAGATGAGCAAGTCAAAGCGTATAGACTAGCAGATAATCGAGTTGCAGAGTATTCAGCTTGGGATGCAGAACTTTTGAATGTCGAACTCACTGAATTTGAAACGATTGATATGAGTAAATTTGGTTTTGATTTATCTGTTACAGGTCTGGAATTTGAAACAGAAGGACAAGAACCAGAGATTGAAACTATGGAAGAAAATACAGAGGATTTTCACAGAGATACAACCATCAATCAGTATAATCTTTTCGATTATGATAGCACGCGCACTGAGGGAAAGTATAACATGCCAACTTTGGAAGGTGTGAATCATACGCCGAACAATTTACAGGGCTTCAATTACGTTTTGAACAAGCCAGACCATACAGCAGGAGTGCACTTCTTTTTGGATGATTATCAATTTGAAAGGATATGGCAGCGCCCAGATTTTTATATTGAGAAGTTATTAGATTTTGATTGCGCCCTTACTCCAGATTTTAGCCTTTATCTTGATATGCCTATTGCTATGCAAGTATGGAATATTTATAGATCGAGATTGATCGGGCAAATCATGCAGGATTACGGGCTTACAGTCATCCCAACTGTATCATGGTCAACAAGTGATAGCTTTGATTTCTGCTTTGATGGGCTACCTAAAAATGCGACTCTAGCGGTCAGCACTATTGGGGTGAAGCAGAATAAAGAGCAATTTCAAATCTGGATTGACGGCATGGATGAAATGATCAAACGATTATCACCTACAAAAATTATTGTTTATGGTGGCAAAGTTGATTATGACTATAAAGATATCGAGGTTGTCTATTTTGACAATGCAACGACAGAAAGGATGAAAAACAATGGGCGGTAGAGGTGCAAGTATTAAATCATTAACAGCAAAATATGAAAATAATAGAAAGAAAATAAGTAATAATAAAAGCTCCTTAACGAGAGCGGAACGCAAAAAACTAATTGAAGCTGGTTATTTTAAACGTGCAGTGGGAAAAACTCCTAAAAACGACTCGAAACAATCCTTTGATAGAGCAAAAGAGATTAAAAACTTTAGTAACCGTGATTACAGAAAAGAAAATACACCAAGAGGATCCAAGTCTTTTGCTACAATGTTTCAAAAAAACGGCAGTCTAACAAAAGGCATACTAGCTCATGGTGAGGAATATGTTATAGCAAAATGGGCAAATCAAAAAGGATATAAAAACCTAGACAGAAAATCAAAAAATGATATTGGTAAAATCATAGGTGAATATGCTAAAGGGCATAACCTGAAATTATCAAGAGTAGTAAAATCTAATGAGTGGGATTGGTACAAATATTGATAGAAAGAAAGAGGTTGTAAGATGGGTGGGCGTGGTGCAAGCATTGGCCTTGGCTTTGGCAAGCATAAATACGGTACAGAATATGAAACATTACACAGATCAGGTAAGATAAAGTTTGTAAGAAGTACCAGTGGTTCAGCAAAAGCTCCCATGGAAACACGGACTAAGGGGCGTATTTATGCCACGGTAAACAAGCAGAATAAGATAAAATCTATATCTTTTTATGATAGAAAAAATAAGAGGAGACGACAGATAGATGTGACAGGTTCTCCTCATACTATAAAAGGTAAGAAAGTCATCCCTCATGTACATAAAGGATATAATCACAATGAAAAAGGGGATAGAAATCTGACTATCAGAGAGAGAAAATTGCTTGCAAGAGTTCAAAGAATATGGGATAATAAGGGTAGATAAGTAGGGCAGTGGTTTGAAGAAGGAATACGCTCTATTATAGAGAAATGGCGGTGCAAATCCGTCCGACTACTTAGACAAGCTCCAGAAATGGGGCTTTTTATTTTTTTGTTTAAAAACAGCGTAAAACATCCCCTTTTTTATAAAATACAATGAAATCATGAGTAGAAATACTTGTGATTTTTTGTTTGAAAGGAGGTCAAAAATTGCCTAGAGATGGAACTAAAAATTTAAAACCTATGAATCAGCGAAGCAAAGATGAAGCTAGGGTATTAGGTTCAAAAGGCGGCAAGGCCTCTGGAGTAGCAAGAAGAAAAAAAGCAGAGTTGAAAAAGGCGCTTAATATCGTTTTGACATCAAAGGTACATCAATCAGGGTTGGCTAGTTTGTTAGAGGATATGGGCTTTGAAAACTCTTATGAGATGGCTATTGTATTTTCTATGGCAAACAAAGCAACACAAGGAGATGTGAGGGCTGCTGAATGGATAACTAAAACACTTGATAACGAGAAAGATGATCTGGATAGAAAAGAACAACGTGAACGCATCAAGTCACTTAAATTAGACAATAAAGAGCGGGCGGAGGCCAATAGCTTGACAGATACGCCTATCCATATTGTGGATGAGTGGGCTGGTGAAGTAGAGGGGGCGACAGATGACCTTTAATGTACAAAAAAATGTCAATCCTCATTTTAAATCGGTCTGGATATCTAGTTTGCCTTACAACGTGCTAAAAGGTGGTCGTAACTCGTTTAAATCATCTGTGATTGTGCTAAAGCTAGTCTATATGATGGCTCGGTATATTAAATCAGGAGAGACAGCAAATGTAGTAGTCATACGCAAAGTCGCTGCTACTATTCGAGATAGTGTCTTTAACAAAGTTTGGTGGGCTTTAAATTTATTCGGATTAGCTAGTCAATTCAAAAAGACTATCAGCCCCTTTCAGATCATCCACAAAAAGACAGGCTCAACATTCTACTTTTATGGTCAAGATGACTTTCAAAAACTCAAGTCAAATGACATCGGGAACATTATAGCAGTCTGGTATGAGGAAGCTGCTGAGTTTGGTAGTCAAGAGGACTTTGACCAATCTAACGTAACCTTTATGCGCCAAAAGCATCCACGCGCCAAGTTTGTACAATTCTTTTGGTCTTATAACCCACCTAGAAACCCCTATAGCTGGATCAATGAGTGGTTTGAGAGCATCAAGACAAATAAAAATTATCTAGCACATTCAAGCACTTACCTTGATGATGAGTTAGGATTTGTTACTGATCAGATGCTAGAGGACATAGAGCGCATCAAAGAGAATGACTACGACTATTACAGATACTTGTATTTAGGCGAGGCAGTCGGACTCGGTAACAACGTTTATAACATGAGCACCTTTCACCCGTTAGATGCTTTGCCAAGTGATGATAGGCTCATAGGTATATCTTTTGCTCTGGATGGAGGGCATCAGCAATCAGCCACCGCTTGTTGCGCTTTTGGTATAACGGCTAAAGGGAAAGTAATCCTGCTTGATACCTGGTATTATTCACCAGCTGGCCAAGTAATCAAAAAAGCACCTAGTCAGCTATCGCAAGAAATCTATGAGTATATACAGGCTGTGATTGCACAATACAGAGTGCCAGCCTTGCAGTACACCATAGATAGTGCAGAGGGTGCGCTTAGAAATCAGATGTTTCTTGATTTCGGCCTGAGATGGCATCCAGTAGCCAAGCTAAAAAAAGTGACGATGATTGACAGTTTTCAATCTTTGCTTGCACAAGGTCGCTTTTACTATCTCAATACAGAAAATAACAAGATATTTGTTGAAGAACACAAAATGTATCGCTGGGATGAAAAGACAATCAAATCTGATAATCCTAGCGTTATCAAGGAAGATGACCACACATGCGACACATCACAGTATTTTGTATTAGACAACGCTAAAATACTCGGTTTGCGCGTGGGCAACACATAAGGAGGGCAGACATGAGCCTGTTTCAGAAGATAAAAGACTTTTTTAACCGTGGGAGGTATAACATGACAACAGCAAATCTAAGTAGCATTCTCGATCATCCGAAAATCGCTGTGACACAAGAGGAGTTTCGCCGTATTCAACACAATCTGAGTTACTACCAGTCCAAGTTTGATGATGTTGAGTATATCAACACTGATGGAGATAGGAAGCGCCGCAAGATGCAGCATTTACCAATCGCACGAACGGCAGCTAAGAAGATTGCTAGCCTTGTCTATAATGAACAAGCAGAGATTTCAGCAGAGGACGAAACGCTAAACAAGTTCTTGAATGATATGCTGGCCAATGATCGTTTTAACAAGAACTTTGAGAGGTATTTAGAGAGCGCATTGGCACTTGGTGGGCTTGCTATGAGACCTTACATTGACGGAGATAAGGTTAGAGTGGCATTTATTCAAGCGCCTGTATTTTTGCCATTACAGAGCAATACACAGGATGTATCAAGCGCTGCTATTCTAACTAAAACCATCAAGTCAGAGGGCAAAACAAACGTATATTACACGTTAGTTGAGTTTCATGAATGGGTAACGGCTGATGGCTCTGAAATTGGCAGTACGAAGGACAAGAGCTTGTACCGCATCACTAACGAGCTGTACAAATCTAACACAGATAACTCATTAGGTCAGCGCGTGAACTTGCAAGAACTCTATCCAGACCTAGAACCTGTAACTGTACTGAAAGACCTATCACGCCCTTTATTTACCTATCTGAAAACACCTGGCATGAACAACAAAGATATTAACAGTCCGCTAGGTCTGTCAATCTTTGACAATGCTAAAACAACCATTGATTTTATCAACCGCACCTACGATGAATTTATGTGGGAAATCAAGATGGGTCAACGTCGGGTAATCGTGCCAGAACAACTAACGCAACTCAAAGTGCAAGATAGCCAAGGAAATATTACTTTTAAGCGCCGTTTTGATGTCGAGCAAAATGTGTATATGCAAGTAGGGGCTGGCAATATGGATAGTGGCAATATCGTTGACCTTACAACGCCTATCCGCTCATCTGATTACATTTCAGCTATTTCAGAGGGGCTAAAACTCTTTGAGATGCAAATCGGGGTGTCTAGTGGTATGTTTACGTTTGATGGTCAAGGGGTTAAGACAGCAACCGAGATTGTAAGCGAGAATAGCGATACTTACCAGATGCGCAACAGCATTGTTGCACTTGTCGAGCAATCTATCAAAGAGCTTTGTGTTTCTATGTGTGAGTTGGGTAAAGCTGTTGGCATTTATCACGGCGCTATCCCAGAACTTGATGATATCTCGGTCAATCTGGATGACGGGGTATTTACTGATCGGCATGCAGAGCTCGATTACTGGATGAAGATGGTAGCAGCTGGATTTGCGACACAGAAAAGAGGTATTGCCAAGACTCTCAATATCACAGAAGATGAAGCAGCAAAAGAACTTGCTGAAATCAACGGAGAGCTACCGCCAGAGAATGACGCAGAGTTGGCCTTGTATGGCAGAGGTAAACAACAAGATGATGAAAATTTGTAAAAAAATAGGGGCGTGGCTAGGTATTAGCATGCGTTCAAGAATTTTTAGGGATGAAGTAGGCAGGTGGCTAGATGAAAGAGCAGAAGAAACCAACTCTTAACGATCAGCAGTTTTCTCTGAAAATGCAAGGGGTCAGTGATATATATGCCAAGATGCAAATTGAGTTGTTTGATAGCATGATTAAACGCTTAAAAGAGCGTGGCAATGCTGACTTACAAGAAAATCCGTATATCTGGCAACTAGAAAAGCTGAACGACATGCACATGCTCAACGAGGAAAATTTAAAAATCATTGTTGAGCGTACTGGGATTGCTGAAGATTTGTTGCGTGATGTCATCGATAATGAGGGGCTAAAGGTATATAAAGATACGAAACAGCAACTTGAAGAAGACTTGGGGCGTAGGCATAGTGGGATAGCTAGAAACGGTGTTACAGAGTCTTTAGAGGCCTATACAGCCCAAGCGGTCAGTGACCTTAACCTAATCAATACGACTCTGCCAGAAAGCATCCAAGCAGTTTATAAGTCTATAGTAGAGCAGTCTGTCGCTGAGGTCGTCGCAGGGACAAAAACAGCAGATAAAGCAATCCATGAAACTATTATGAACTGGCAGAAAAAGGGCTTTACTGGTTTTAAAGATAGCGCAGGGAGAGAGTGGCGAGCAGATAGCTATGCTAGGACGATTATCAAGAGTACGATGTTTAAGGTCTTTAATAAGATGCGTACAGCTCCTGCAGAGGAGATGGGGATAGATACCTTTTACTACTCAATCAAACGCACAGCACGTCCAGCTTGTAGCCCCATTCAAGGAAAGATCGTTACTTTTGGAGAAACTAGAGTAATCAATGGTACTAAGGTATATTCTTTGTACGATTATGATTATGGATCAGCTGGTGGTTGCCTTGGGGTACATTGCGGTCACTATCTAACTCCTTTTATAGTCGGCGTAAATGAAATGCCAGACTTGCCAGATTATCTTGCGGATCTAACACCAGAACAGGCAGAGGAAAATGCACGCATCCAAGCTAAACAAAGAGCACTTGAGTGGACTATTAGGCATCACAAAGAGCGTTTGCATTACGCAAATACTATGAAAGATGATGAATTGATACAGGCCGAAAAACTCAAAGTTAGAATGTATCAAAATAAAATCAGGAATCTTGTAGATAGCTATGATTTTCTGTATCGAGATTACAGCAGAGAAAAATTATACGCATAATCTAGCGTTGCCCTGTGCAGCGCTTTTTTGTTTGTCTAAAACCGTAAAAAATCCCATCTAATCAAAGGTATATTGAGAAAGTAAATAATATTTTGCTTGAGGTGGGAGTTGTCCACCTAAAAAAGAACTAGGAGGGTATAAATGGCATTTACGACAGAAGAACTACTCAAACTTGGATTGACAGAAGAACAGGCTAAAAATGTCTTTGCCTTGCGAGGAAAAGAGCTCAACGAGGACAAATCAGCCTTGGAAACTATCACCAAAGAGCGAGATAGTTTGAAAAACCAGTTGCAGAATGCAGAGGCACAACTTGAAAACATGAAAGCAGATGCAAATACAAGCGCTGAACAGAAAGAAGCTCTTGAGAAGTTGCAAGCCGAATATGACAAGTACAAAGCGGATGCAGAAGCCGAACTGGCCAAAACAAACAAGGTGAACGCTATCAATCTTGCTTTGAAAGATACTAAAGCGCATAATCCAGCAGCGTTGATGAAGTTTATTGATGTGGATGCTATTGAACTTGATGACAATGGTAAACCGAAAATTGATGATGTCATAAACGAGCTTAAAGAAAGTGACCCTTATCTTTTTGAAGCAGAAGACAGCGGAAAACCTAATCCTAATATCTTGCCACAAGGTAATCCAGCGGCGAATGGAGCAGGCAAAGTTGACCCATTCCAAGCTGTTATTGATGGTTACGGTAAATAATTGAAAGGAGATTAGACTATGCCTAATCAAAATCTTGCGACTCGCCGTTATGAAAAACAATATGCAGGAATCTTGCAAACTGTTTTTGGAGTCCGTGCAGCCTTTACGGGAGCTTTATCATCAATCCAAATTTTGGATGGTGTACAAGAAAATGCTAAAGCTTTTTCGGTGAAAACCAACAATACACCTGTTGTCATCGGTGAGTACAAAACAGGTGCTAATGATGGGGGCTTTGGTGATGGAACAGGACAAAAATCACGTTTTGGAAATCTGACAGAAATCAAGTATGAAAATACAGATGTCGATTATGGTTACACACTAACAATTCACGAAGGTCTTGATCGTTACACTGTGAACAATGACCTAAATGCTGCTATCGCAGACCGATTGAAATTGCAATCAGAGGCGCAGACACGCCAAATGAACAAGCGTATTGGTAAATTTATGTCAGACAATGCAGGTCAGACAGAGGCGCTTGCTGATTTCACAGAAGAAAAGGTAAAGGCTTTGTTTAACAAGGTCAATGCTTATTACATCAACCAAGAAGTAACAGCACCAGTTACCATTTACCTACGCCCAGAACTGTACAATGCCATTATTGATATGACAGCAAACACATCCGCTAAAGGTTCTAGTGTCTCTATTGATAATAATGGTCTTGCACGTTACAAAGGCTTTGCATTGGTAGAAACCCCAGCACAATACTTTGACACTGGTGTCTTAGCAGTGTTTTCACCAGATGGCATTGTTATCCCATTTGTAGGTATCTCAACAGCTCGTACTATTGAATCCACAAACTTTGATGGAGTGCAATTACAGGCTGCTGCTAAAGGTGGTACTTACATTTTGGATGACAACAAAAAGGCTGTTGTCAAAGTGACTGGAACAGTCGTATAGGAGGTAAGTTATGGCGTTATATAAAGCGACTAAGAACATTTATTTCACAAGTCTCAACAAATCTGTAATTGTTGATGAAATCATCGATCTTGAAAAGGAATACGCAGAAGCAGTGAATGCTGATTTGAAACCGGTCTTCCCAGATGTTGCAGCTGCCCTTGTGCCGATCGAAGCAACTGAGCCAGTAGCGAATGCAGTAGATGAGTCATCCGATACCGTGGTGGCTGATGATGACAAGCCGAAGAAATCAAATCGAAAAAAGAAAGATGTTGATGAAACACCAGACGATGAAGCAACTGAGCCAGTAGCGAATGCAGTAGATGAAAAATAAGGGGTGGTAACACCCTTTATTTGTAAAGGAGGTTACGCATGACTTATTTAACTAAAGATGAGTTTGTCAAGCTAGGCTTTGATGAGGTAGCTGATTTTGAAAAGCTAGCAAAGCGGGCAGAGGTTGCCATCAATCTCTATACCCAAGGTGTTTATCAAAGGCACATTGATTTTGATAAAGAAGCAGATTACCGAAAACAGGCGGTAAAGCTAGCTATGGCCTTTCAAATCGCTTATCTGGATGTTTCAGGCATCATGACAGCCGATGACAGACAAGCCATGACAAGTGTTTCCATCGGCCGCACATCAATCTCTTATCGCAAGTCTCAAAATGGATCGGCAGGTCAGCGGTTCAACCTTTCGCTGGATGCTGAGAATATTTTGAAGCAAGCAGGTTTTAGCCTAGTCACAGCGGTTGATTATGATAGATAAACGGCTATTGACTGATGCTATTTCTGTCCGAAAGGTTGCGTACAAGAATGATTTTGGGGATGTTGGTTACTCTGATCCGTTAGATATTAAACCAGTACGGTTTGATAGGTCGGTTCAGGTTGTGGGTACTAACAACTCTAAAACACGGCAAAAAGTCGGTGTTATCTATATCTATCCCAAATTTGCAAGCGTGACAGTTGACGATAGTTGGCTGGGTGCGACTGTGAATGATGGGGCGCGTGATTATACCATCACAGGTTATCAACCCAATTATCTTAATGGTAAAGTCTTTAGCTATGAAGTCGAGGTGATTTGATGGCTGATGTCAGAGTGGTAGTTGACCTTGGTGGTGTTGAACGTAAATTTTCTCCAGAGACTGTAAAACGTGGCAAGCTAGCAATGGCTAGTCAAGGGATGATGATCATGGAGCCATATATACCTTTTAGGGGTGGCCCTTTGAGAGCATCTGGTCGCATTGAGTCGAACGGTGATATTAGCTATAACACAGTTTATGCTAGAGCTCATTTTCACGGCACGAATGGGATTGTAGTCTTTAGAAAATATACGACACCCGGAACCGGAAAGAGATGGGATAAGCCATTAAATGCCAAGGTTGACCAACTAAAACGAGTCGCCATTAGAGCTATGGGGTTGAGATGATGCAGAATAACAAAAATTTTCAGGAAGTGCTGTTGGCACATATCAATGAAATCGAAAATCTGCCAATGAAAGCACGTCTTGATTATTTTGAGGATGATAAGGATGATTTGGTCATCAATGCTTTGCCGGGTGGTTCGATTGATAAGCAGTACATGGATGGTACTAGAGAAGTATCGCTGCCGTTTGAAATTGCTGTTAAATGTAAGAGCAATCAAAAGGCTAGTGATACGATTTGGCGAATCAATGGAGACTTATCAGGTTTTGATATTGAGCTACCTAGCACAGATAACACATATACTTTTCTTTCTCTTGATGTCGGGAAACCAGGTATCAACGGAAAAGATGAACAAGGTTACTTTGTCTATACGTTGCAAGTAACCGCTAAATTAGAAATCGCAGGAGGATAAACACATGGTACGTCAAAAAAATGCCAAGCGCAAACACTTAGTAGCGCCATTTGACCCAAGTAAACCAGACACCGTACCAGCTGATAACGAATTTTTCCCATTGGCTAAGTACATCGAAAGTATCGAAGATGATACTGATGAAGAAACAGATGACAAAGGCTATTACGATGGCGATGGCACAAAAGAAGAAACTGTCACATCAGTTGCTGGTGCTTACACAGCTGAGGGGATCTATGATGCCGAAGATAAGGCACAGGCACTTATCGCAAATATGAAGTACAAGACTGGTGATGGCCGCCGCTTGTGGCATCGTGTGATTGAGTCTAATGGCAAGAAATCACTCACTCAAGTAGCAAATGCTTCTGAAATCAAAGCTGGTTCTGGTGATGCAACAGATTATGAAGGATTTAGTTGCAAACTCAAATGGATCAAAGCGCCGATCGAAAAAGCAATTACTCTTTAAAAAAATGGATTTTGGAGGAAATAGAAAACATGGCACGTACTTATAACTTTGGAGATCTCAAGGATGTTACGACATTCAATATTGGAGATGTCACCCTTGAATTTAAAGCAACGGATGAAAAAAGCGAGATGCTTGAGAAGAAATCCGCTGAACTAAAGGCAAAGGCTGAGCAGATTGATGAATCTGGTACAGAATGGGAATTGCGGAAAGAACTCAAAGACTTGCTAGATGAATTTTTCACAGCAGCTTTTGATGGTGAAGCGCCACAAAAACTTTATGATGCTTGTGGCCAGAATACAATTTCTTACCTCAAGTTATTCTTGCAGATCGCTGATGCTTTGCGAGAAGTCAACGAAGAACGACAAAACGATGAAGCATTTAAGAAGTATCTTGCTGAATAATGTTTGATATTTCCAAAAAAATGGATGACAGGCTGGTACTCGGTGATACAGAGTATCAGCTTTTCTTATCGTTTGACCGTGTGCTGTGGGTCTTTGATATGTGGAGTAAAGAACATATACCACCGCATCTAAAACCTAAATTAGCGCTAGCTAAGTTGACTGAAGATGAAAGTTTTAAAGACATGGACACACAAGAGGCTTTAGCGCTCTATGAAGAAGTGTTTAGAAAACATATACAGGTTACAAAAGCTGTTGATGAGGTTGATAGATATGACATTGAGGGGAATGTATTACCTAAAAAACCTAAAGAACAGTCAGACGGTAATGATAAGCCCCTATTTTCAATCAAATACGATGGTGAGTACATTTTTTCATCGTTTATGCAGGCTTATCAAATTGATTTGATTGAAGAACAGGGGAAGTTGCATTGGCAGAAATTTAATGCTTTATTAGCTGGTCTGCCAGACGGTACGAAATTTGTTGAAGTGATGAAAATCAGGGCATGGAAACCCCAAAAGGGTGAAGATCCCAAAGAAAAACAAAGAATGCGCAAATTACAAGAAGAATATGCGCTACCAGATATTTGAGAAAGGGGGTATTAAATGGCTTCTGATGGAAAAGTGACCATTACCATTGACCTAGATGGTAATAGGGCTAGAGGAGAGGTTAAATCACTTAAAAGCCTTTTGATGGGTTTGGGAGACTCATCTTCTAAAAGCTTTGGTACTGGTTCGAAATCCGCTTTAGGCTTTGGTACTGCTGTTGCAGTTGCTAGTAAATTGGTATCTACTGCAATGGGGGCTATTTCTAGCTCTATGGGAGGCGCTATCAGTCGTGTTGATACAATGAACCGCTTCCCTAAAATGATGCAGGCTATGGGCTTTTCTGCTGCTGATGCAAAGGGTTCTGTCGATGCACTAGCCAAAGGTATTGATGGCTTACCAACTGCACTTGATGAGGTTGTGGCAACCACTCAACAGTTAGCTTTGATGAATGGTGACTTGGGTAAATCAACTAAGCTCACTTTAGCATTGAATGATGCCTTTTTGGCCTCTGGCTCATCTGCTGCTGATGCAAGCCGTGGATTAGTCCAGTTTAGCCAAATGATGTCAACTGGTAAGGTTGATATGCAGTCATGGAAAACTCTCATGGAAACCATGCCACTAGGTTTACAGAAGACTGCAGAGGCCTTTGGCTTTGCTGGTGCATCGGCTAAGAATGACTTGTATCAAGCTCTTAAAGATGGAACAATCACATTTGATCAGTTTTCAGACAAATTGATTGAGTTGGATGGTGGAGTCAATGGTTTTGCAGAATTGGCTCGTATTAACTCAATTGGGATTGCCACATCATTTAAAAATGTCCAGACTGCAGTGGTTCGTGGAACTGCAAATATGATACAAGCATTTGATAAGGCTGCTAAAGCTAAAGGTCTGGGTGGTATAGCTGAAAACATGGATAAGGTTAAAAAAGCTGTTTCAAAGGCATTTGATACAGCAACGCCTTATGTTGAGAAGTTTATAGACCTGATTGTAGAACTTTTTAACACTATGGAACGCAATGGAGCTGTTAAAGCTTTAAGCTGGGCTTTGTTTAGCATTCAAAAAGCTGCATCAAGTTTATTTGATACTTTTACAAAAGGATCTGGCTCTACTGGATGGATCTTGATGGCTAGCCATGCAATCGAGACTTTGGGAAAGGTGATTGGCGCTATAGGCCAGAGCGTCAATAAATTTATAGATGCTTTCAACAAGACTGATGCTGTAACTAATTTCAAATTAGCCATTGAGGATGTGTTAAATGCAATTGAGAAAATCGCTAACGCTGTACAAAAAAGTCAGGTTCTAGCAGAATTTGGCAGAATCTTTGGAGAGGTTGTTAGTCAGATTTCAAAAGCGGCATCAGCTATTGGTGAGTTCATTTCATCGTTAGACCCCTCAACTTTACAAGCTGTTGTGGATGGCGTACTGACTGCTATTGCGGCTATTCAAGGGATGAAATTGGCATCTAATGTAATCGGTGGACTAGTTGATGGTTTTAACATCCTGAGAGCAGCTATTACAGGCCATCCAATATTGACCCTAGCAGTTATTATTGCTGGATTAGTGGGTGCTTTTATGAGTGCTTACAACAGCAATGAGCAATTCAGAAATGCTGTTGATGCAACGGTTAAAACACTTTCTGATTTAGGCAAAAAAATTGGAGAATTTTTATCTGGGATTGACCCCTCTATATTTGCTTTGTTAATACCTGTCTTGGGTACATTACTCACTAAATTTAAAGCGTTTGACCTACTTGGAAAAATCAATCCATTCAAAATTTTCAAGAGTAATGCAACAGATGCTTTGGGTGGTGTCTCTGGTGCAGCGACTCAATCAAAAGGGATTATCGAACAGGTATTTTCAGGAATTGGTTCTTTAATCACCTCTGTAGCACAAGGTATTTCAACCGTTTTACAAGGTTTAGCAACAGCTATCTCAACAGTAGCACAGGGATTTGGCCAAGCGGCATCAATGGCCAGTCCTGCTCAGTGGCTCTCAATGGGAGCGGCAATGTTGATGGTCGGCGCTGGTGTGGCTTTAGCTGCTGCTGGTATCTATATTTTGGTTCAGGCAGCTATCCAACTTGCTAGTGCTGGAACAGGTGCACAGGTTGCTATGCTAGCGCTTGGTGTTGGAATAGCTGCTTTAGCTGGTATCTTTGCTTTGCTAGGCCCAGCTTTATCAGCTGGTGCTGTCGGTATTTTAGCTTTTGGGGCAGCTATCGCACTAATAGGGATCGGGGTATTGGCCGCATCTGCTGGTTTGTCTATGCTGGCAGGGCATCTACCTACTATTGCAACTTATGGAGCATCTGCTGCCGTTGGAATAGCTGCTTTAGGCGCTGGCTTAGTAGTAATGGGTCTTGGCGCACTTGTTGCAGGAGCTGGCCTTGTTATAGCTGGTGCAGGTCTCGTAGTTGTAGGAGCAGGTGCAGTGGTAGCAGCGGCTGGTGTTGCTTTATTAGGGGCAGGATTGCTAGTGGCAGCTGCAGCTGTTGCCGCTTTTGGTCTAGCTTTAAATGTTGGGAAACCAGGTATCACAGCTTTTGCTAACGCTATAACAAAAGTAGTTAATGCAATTAGTGGTGGATTTGTTGCTATTCTCAATGCTGTGAGTGGTGTGATCCAATCTGTCGGTCAGGCTGCTTTAAACGCTGGAAAAGGTTTCAATCTTTTGGCTACTGGTGTTGTCAAGATTACTAATACAAACCTTGGTGATATGGCAGCCTCTCTTGGAGCTGTTGCTATTGGTGTTGGAAATATTGCAAGTAAATCAGCAGGGTTGGCTCAAGCTGGAAATGGCATGAAAATACTTGGTGTTGGCATGGCAACAGTATCAAGCCAAGCTAATACAGCAGTTTCAGGATTAACAAACTTTGCAACTAGAATCACATCTATACAGGCTGCTGTTACAACATTGCCATCAATTCTTACATCAGCTGCTTCAAGCTTTGCAAGTTTCACAAGTCAGGCTGTTTCCGGAGTTGCTGGTCTGTCAGCTCTCAATGCACCTCTTACCGCATTAAAAACTCAAGTAATGACGATTACGCCCGCTTTAATACAGTCAGCTATGGGCTTTACTGTATTTGGTGCTCAGGTTTTAGCAATTAACTCAAGCCTTACAATAGTTTCTGCTACCTTTGTACGGGTTGGAGCAAGTGCTGCAAGTGCATCTGGCCAGATTACAGCTATTTCAGCAAGTACAACATCAGTCAGCGCAGCTTTTGCCTCAATGTCTGCACAAGTTCAATCTTCTATGCAAATGATGCTTGCCGTAGTTCGATCTGTTGGCGCTCAAATGATTGCTCAGGGTCGTCAAATCGGTGCTAGAACATCTCAAAATATGGCTCAGGGATTGATAAGCGGTCAAGGTCAAGTTTCGGCCTCTATGACAGTGTTAGTAAATACTGCAAGGTCTATTGGTATGTCAGGCGTTGGCATGATGCGTTATGTCGGAGCTATGATTGGCCAAGGTTTAGCTCAAGGGATGTATTCAGCCCTTGGTGCTGTCACGGCCGCTGCTAATGCCTTAGTAGCACAAGCTGAACGTGCGGCGCAAGCAAAAGCCCGTATTCACTCACCGTCTCGACTATTTCGGGATAATGTTGGGCGATATATCCCTCAAGGTATGGCTGTTGGTATCTTAAAAGATGCATACAAAGTTGATGATGCTATGGGTAGCATGTACGATCAAATCCAATCATTTAGCTTTAAAGCCGAAGATGTGATAGGGGTTGGTAAATCTAAGCTATCTAAAGTGGTACAGATTAAATCTGATCTTGAAAATGCAATTAAAGCTAAAGTGGAATCCACTAAGGATAAAGCTAATGAACTAGTTGAAAAGGCTCTTGATATTGCTGAGAGAGCGGTAGAACGACCAGTAGAAACGTATTTAGATGGAGATACATTGGTTGCAAGAACTGGTGATAGACAAAGAGCTTATCAAGAAAAGCAAACGGAAATTTATAACAGGATGAGAGGGATAGATAAATGACAAAAGAAATGACATTCAACGGTGTTGACTTGTCACGTTTCTTGAGAATTACAGATATTATCCGCCCTATTGGTAACAAAAGGAGCGTATCAATTGATAGCGCTCCTTTATTAGGGGTTAATATCCAGCAAGTGAAACGTGGTGAGAAAGAGCACACTATCAAGTTTGATATGAAAACAATTGATGGTGCTGCTATGGAACAACTTAAGCATGAATTAGCTGGAGTCTTGAATGTGTTAGAGCCAGTCAAGATCACTTACGGAGATGAGCCAGACAAATACTATATGGGCATGCCAGTAGATGATATTACACCAAGCAATATCACTCGATGGTTTCAGCGCTCAGAGTTTAAAATCCTCATCCCTGACGGTGTAGCCCATAGTACGGCTTATAAGAAGTTTGATAGCTTTTCTAATGCGACTATTTCATCAGATAAGATGGTTTTTAATCTGAGAAACAATGGTACAGTAGATGCTTATCCGATCGTGACAGTCAAGCACAATGCAGAAAATGGCTATGTAGGGCTAGTTAATTCTAGCGGTGCTATGGAAATTGGTAACAGAGAGGAGACAGACTTACAGAGCTATAAGCAATCAGAAATCTTATTTGACTACGTTACGAATAACGGCATCACAAAAGGCTTTGCAGCAGCAATGAAAGAATCTGGGGCACTCGGAATTGAAAATAACTGGGGGCGGCCGCACTTAGCTCTAGTACCAGGCAACAGATCTGGAACGATTTCTTGGGAAATCCCTGTCGATAGTTCTGGCCAAAAAGGGGCGTTAAATGATTATCTCTGGTGGCGGCAGATTTGCTGGCTTGGAGCAGGTAACCAAATGGGGCTCATGAAAATAAACTTTATGGATGATACCGGAAGGTTCATCTATGGAGTAGAGACTTATAAAAGATGGTTTGGATTGGAGTGTGAGTATAATTTCTTAGTTCGTGGAGATGGTGCTCCTCGATTAGTGAAAAAATGGAATTTCACAGGCACACATTATGACCACCACAACCCCTTTAACGCAGAGAGAGGTTGGTCTGATATTCAGCGTCGTGACGATGTTGTGCAGGTTTTTTGGTGGGGTACTTATCCTCAATTTCACGTGCCAGAGATAAAAGGTATTAAAACCGCTAAAATCCAAGTCATTATTTCGTCAATAGGAAATAATCCTATGATTAGCCATTTATACTTGGATAGTATCATCTATAGAAAAGATTTCGTAACAGGAATCAGAGACATTCCTAATCGCTACCGCATGGGTTCATCTGTCGTTATCAATAGTGAGGATGATACTGTTTTGGTCGATGGAAAGCCAGAGATGGGGGATGTCGTAGATGCTTCTAAGTGGGTGGCTATTCCACCGGGAGAATCTAGTTTAGAGGTCTATTTCTCTAGCTGGTGTAAAAGAAAGCCAGATGTAAAAATCGAGTTTGAAGAAAGGTGGCTATAATGCTCTTAACTATCCATGATGCAAATTTGAGAAAAGTGGCGTTTGTTGATAATGATAAGCAAACAACGCTGAATTATTATGATGATACCTGGACAAGAAATCTTGAAACAGGATCGTCAACATTTGAATTTACAGTTTTCAAAAAATCAATCAAATCAGATACGGTCACTCAAAGAGCATACAACCTATTGAATGAAAAGGCCTTTGTATCTTTTAAATACAAGGGGAAAAGCTATGTATTTAGCGTCATGACCGTTGAAGAAGATGAGCAAACGATCAAGTGTTACTGTGAGAATTTGAACCTTGAACTCATCAATGAGTATGCCAATCCGTACAAATCAGATAAGGCAATGTCTTTTGTGGAATACTGTAACGCAATGGATCTGTTGAATTTTACTCATCTGTCTGTTGGTATCAATGAAATTTCGGATAGAAAACGCACGCTTGAATGGGAGGGGCAAGATACAAAATTAGCCCGACTTTTAAGTCTGGCCAAAAAATTTGATGCAGAGATTGAGTTTGATACTCAATTAAATGCAGATAGCTCTATCAAGTCATTTAAGGTCAATGTCTATCATGAAAATGACGATACGCATCAAGGGGTTGGTCAAGTTCGCAATGACATTCAGCTAACTTATGGAAAAAACCTAAAATCAATTAAAAGAAAAATTGATAAGACTGGCATCTATACTATGCTTGTGCCGACCGGTAAGCGCACCGTCAAAAATGATAAAGGCGAAGAAGTTGAGGAGGTTGTAACGATTGGTAACTTAACCCCTGCTTATTCGGAAAATAATAAAGACGGGGTTCGTGAGTTTTATCAAAACGGCGATGGACTTTACGCACCTATAGCTGCTCAAATGTATCCATCAACGTTTACATCTGGAACGCAGGCTGACCAGTGGATCAGGAAAGATTTAGAAGTTGATAGTGATAATCCATCGGTTATTCGGGCTGCTGGTATAAGAAACCTAAAGAAAAACGCCTATCCAGCGCTAACTTATGAAATTGATGGATTTATCGATGCCGATATTGGCGATACTATCAGGATTTATGATAATGGGTTTGCTCCTGTACTATTTGTTAAAGCGAGAATTTCTGACCAGAAAATCAGTTTTACAAATTCAACTAGAAACAAGACGACTGTATCAAACTTTAAGGCACTAGATAACAGCTTATCAGATAGCATTCAAGCAGCATTGGAGCGTTTCCTTGAGGCTTCAAGACCATACTCAATCAAGTTAGCAACAGACAATGGGATTGTCTTTAAAAATAATACTGGTCAAACAGTTATCACTCCATCTCTATTTAAAGGTGGAAAACCTATTTCCGCTAATGTGACTTGGCGTTGGTCACTTGATGGCAACGTGACGGTAGGCATGACTTATCTTGTTAGAGGCGAAAGTATAACTGGCACAGCGACTCTGGCAGTGGCTGCTTACATTGGGAATGATGAGGTAGCAACAGATGAGATTACGCTAGTCAATGTCAATGATGGTCAGAATGGTCGCGATGGAGCAAAAGGTGATTCAGGTAGAGGTGTAGCCTCTTCTACTCAATTCTACACAGTTACTGATTCTCTAGAAAATATGGTTTCTCCTCGTCCAAATTTATTAAGTAATTCCGAGACTTTATCTATGGGGAATGGTCGAAATGGAACTTGGATTATCCGAAGTGGTGGTAATGGTACTGTCGATATCCTGCCGGCTGAAGCTTCTCCCAGTCCTAATATTACTAAGATGCTCCGAGTCAAAAATAATACTAACGGCAACAAGGATTTAGCACAATTCATCAATTTAGAAGTTGGTAAGAAATATACTATATCATGTTGGGCTCGAGTTTCTAAAACCAGCACCCAACCTAACGTTAGTCTGCTTATAAGATGTTGGACGGATGAGACTGGTGAAGTTAATAAGATACTAAGTACAGCAATCAGCCATACTTATTGGAAATGGTTCAGCTTAACTTTTACGGCAGATTCAAACAGAAATGCTGCCATCCAGTTCGGCCAAAGTGGGGCAGGGAATATAGAAATTTGTGGTGTACGTTGTGTAACTGGCGATCGGGATGATCCTTGGGATATTCATACCCCTATACTAACTTTAGAAAAACCGTTTTTATGGAGCTATAGGCTTGATACCTATACGGATAACACCACTGTCACTATTCCTCCAATTCTAATTGGAGTTCATGGAAAAGATGGAGCTCAAGGAACTCCTGGAGCCAAAGGGGAAGATGGTCGTACTCCATACTTACATATCGCTTACGCCAATAGTGCAGATGGCCGTACTGATTTCAGTACGACACAAACAGGTAGCAAGCGCTACCTCGGCACATACACTGACTATACCGTAGCTGACAGCACAGACCCAGCTAGGTATAAGTGGACAGCTTTATATTTAGATGGCGAGATAGGTGGTAGAAATTATATCAGACACGATTATATTAAAAACAGAGGGCTATCGAGGTTCAATTATGACAAAACAAGCAACACTTGGGATTGTATAGCTCCAAAAGGGTCTAATGTTTGGGGGTATGGTTTTTTCATAGAATCACGCGGTAGAATTACAGTTCCTAAAGGTCAAACGTTTATGGTAAGCATGGAAATTTTACCTAGTGTAGATTGCACTTGGACCTATGATGTTAATAATACATATCAAGGTTCCAAGTGGGGTAACGACCATGATGACATAGCTAAACGCAGAAATAGTGGGCGACAGCTTGTGGCGGGCAAGTGGCAGTGTGTTTGGTTTTCTTATACTGCTAAGGATAATGTTTCTTATGACATTATTGAGGCATACAGTAATTGGGGAATTATCACAACAAATTCAACAACTGATATAGCATTTAAAATCAGAGATATTAGAGGGAAATTCGAAACCGTCTCATCTGGGTACATTGAACCTTTTGAGGATGTAGAAGAGGCCATCAACTCAAAGGCTGACCAAGGTTTAACCCAAGAACAATTAAACAAGCTAGCAGAGCGTGATAATGTCCTTAAAGCGGAGCTGGAGGCAAAAGCTGCTCTTTCTGTAGTTGAAAAATGGATAAAAGAAATCCAGAATCTCGCAGCAGTTGAGGAAGCAGGGAGAAAAAGCGCAGAGGCAGCAATAACCAAGGCCAGTGAACGTATGATAGATCTCCAGCGAAAAGTTGGTGAGTTACAGACTGTTACTGAGTTTGTGAATACATACATGAGCCAGTCAGATGAAGGGTTGATTGTTGGCCGAAAAGATGGATCATCAAAAGTATTGGTTTCTCATGACCGGATATCCTTTGTGTCTGGGGGAAAAGAGGTGGCCTCTATTTCTCAAGGGGTGCTTAAGATTGATAACGGTGTATTTGTTAAGAGCTTGCGGATCGGTCGTTTTGTGACAATGCAAGATCCAACAAATCCAGACCGTAATTTAACAATGTATGTAGGAGGTGCTTAAGATGGCTCGTAATATCTTTGGTGGTTTATGGGGGCCAGCAATGCAACTTGAAATTGTATCTGGTTGGAACACTCCAAACCCAACAGGGAATTTTTCAACAGTGAATGTACAAGTAAAATTGATTGCAAATAGTCAAGCGGCTATTTACGAACACATTATGCGTACACTGACTATAACTGTTGATGGCAAAGCTCAGAATTTCCAAGTTGATTGTAAAATATCGCAAGGGCAAACTGTGTTACTCAAGGCAATAGATGTAAATGTGCCACATGATAGTGATGGAAATAAAATTGTCACTATCTCAGCCAACCTCTCTCTAAACATTGGATATTATACATCGTCATCTGTATCAGAAAGTTTGAGATTGTCCAAAATTCAACGAGCTAGTACTGGTACAAGTGTTAAAGCGACAATTGGAAAGCCTGTAACTTTAAATATCAGCCGTCAAAACAATAATTTCAAGCACTCTATCTGGGTGAAATACGGTAACTACGATAAGAAAATAGCTGGAGATAATATTGAAACCAGCTATACTTGGACGCCAGAAATGGCTTTGTGTGAGCAAACGCCTGACGCTGCAAGCGGCTTTGGTACGATTACTTATATCACTTACAACAACGGTGCAGAGGTTGGGAGGGATAGTCAAAGGTTAGAATTGACTATCCCTGACAATGTTAAACCGACACTATCAAGTCTGAGTGTGACAGATACTAATGCGACTGTTGCACAGATGCTCAAGCCTAATCACTTTATCCGTGTTTTATCTAGTATTAGAGTGAATCTTGGACAATCTGCAGGGGCTTACGGTTCAACTATTGTTAGCTATCATGCAGAGATTGTTGGTCAACCGTATTCTTTGGATAAAAATGATACATTTGGCGATATAGACTTTACTGGTCAGGCTACTATCCGAGCAACAGTCACAGATAGTAGAGGTAGGACTAGTGCGCCAAAAGAGCTGACTATCAATGTATTAGATTACCATTTGCCACAAATCAGCTTTGATGTACAGCGGATCGGGGCAAATGCTGACCAGTTGCAAATTATCCGCAATGCCAAAATCGCACCTCTAACGATTGACGGAGCGCAGAAAAATATCATGAGATTGCGTTTTAAAATAGCGCCATTTGGTACGGATAGATTTGTAGAAGATACCGGGCCAGCCAGAGGTGATTTCACTACTCTTGCCTCTCTAATCAATTCTGCTGCTAATCTAGGAAACAAATATCCAGCAGACAAATCTTATATTGTTGTTGGAACTGTCGAGGATCGCTTTACTAGTTCTAGCTATCGTTTTGAAGTACCAACGAGATCCGTTGTGATGTCTATGGATAAAAGCGGTGTCGGTATCAATAAAGTCCGTGAACGTGGCGCTCTTGATGTCGGCGGTGATATTTATGCTAACAACAAGGCAATTCAGCAGCATCAGCTCACAAGCCATTTTGGTATGGCCTTAATGGCTACTGATGATTGGAATAATTATCAGGCCACGGGCTACTATACAGGGTACAATCTAAATAATGCTCCTGAGACCGAAAATAAAAGTGTCTATATGAGGGTTACAAGACATAATAATGATTATGTTTTACAAGAAGCTGTTGATTTTGCTGGTACGGCATTGGCTTATCGGGTAATGTCTGACGGCGTTTGGCAAGAGTGGGTTAGTGTAGCTTTGAAGTCTGACCTAGAAGCTTTAAAACCAGATCCTAACCAAAAAGTCTTATACAAGACACTTGTCGGTTTACCTTATGGTATGGCAGCTTATGCTTCTAGGATTGGTGATACAGTCACTATATCTTTAGAGCGTAGAATTGTTCGCATCAATCAGAAATATGAAAATGCTAAAATGGCTGAAAACATACCAATCGGATATAGACCAGTACAAAACATATCATTGATATTACATGCCAATGTATCAGCTAATGTTGTCGGCACTGGTGTACTGCATATCAACACTGCAGGAGATTTAGCCTTAACATCATCATATACAACGGATGCAGTCTGGCTTGGTACGGTTACCTATGTCACAGACAATCCTTGGCCTAATTGAGTAAAAAATCCCTAGCGACTTGAGGGATAATTAGAGCATAAATTAAAGGAGGTACAGACTATGTTAAAAGTCTCAAAATCACGCCAGATTGTGGCAGAGTTTTTTGCCACTGAGGACGAGCAAGAGAAGCTTGTGAAAACCACAGTGGTAAACATTGATAATACAGCTGTTTCTACCGTCACTGAAACGCTGCATGAACCAGAGCTATACGCTAAATATCGGAAAGATATGCGCAAGGATGAGCAGGAATTGCGAAATATGCGCTATAAAATCGAAGATGAAATTTTGGCGGAGCTTGAAGCAGCTGGCAAAGCAGAAACAACGTAGAGGTGACAGATGCAAGAACCAGACGGACTTTGGGCGATCCTCAATGTCGTAAAGGATTTTTATGAAACAGGGATCGATGATCACTTTTTCGTATTCATTCTACTGATCCTGATTGTGGCTGATGTAATCACCGGCTTTTGCAAGGCTTGGGCACTTAAAGAATTTTCAAGCCGAAAAGCTCGGATAGGCATTGTGACCCATTCAGCGATTTTCGTTATTGCAGCAATTGGTTACCCATTTTTCCTTTTTGCGAACGCTAGCTCACTAGCTGACATGATCATAACGGCTCTTTGTGCAAGCTACGGCGCTAGCTTGGTGACAAATTTGGATATTTTAGGGCTCAAAATACCCTATGTGACCACATTTATAAATGAACGGGTCGATAACCACAAGAAAAAGGAGTGATAATATGAAACTATCTAATACCCAGTACGATGTAGCCAAAAAAGCTGTTACCGTAGTGGTACCAGCTGGCATTACATTGATTACTGGTTTGGGTGCCTTGTACAAGTTTGATACAACGGCAATCACAGGAACTATTGCACTACTTGCTACGTTCGCAGGTACTGTACTTGGTATCTCAAGCAAAAAATATCAAGAAGAAAACGAATGACAAGGAGGCCTAGCATGAAAGCGATAGGCAGAGTGCTTTTACTACTATTACTGATACCGTTAGTATTTCCACTTGGCTTTATTGCAATCATGCTTGACCCATTTTTAAAATTACTTTATAAGGAGAGTAGAAATGACAACAGCAAATGAACTTGTACAATTTACGATTGGCCTAGCAAACTCGGGCATGGGCGTTGATAAAGATGGATTCGCAGGTACTCAATGCGCAGATTTGGTAACCTATCCATCAAAACACTTTTTCGGTGTAGATTTATGGGGCAATGCAGCTGATTTACTTGATTCGGCAGAAGCTGCTGGCTGGGAAGTACATCGTATGCCAACTGATGAAAACCCACGTGCTGGGGCATTTTTCAATATGAATGCTTGGTTTGGTGGTGTTAATTATGGACATTGTGGTATCGTCATTGAGGATTCTGATGGTATTACGATGCGAACCGTTGAGCAGAATATTGATGGCAATGCTGATGCTCTAATTGTAGGAGGCCCAGCTCGATACAATAATCGAGGTTTTGAGGATGTGATTGGCTGGTTTTATCCACCTTATAGCGATGGTGCAGCGCCAGTCACTCCTGCCGATGTAATCCCAACATCAGACGAAATTGAGCTCACGCCTGAAACTGGCACATTTAAGGTAGGAGAAGCAGCTATCAATGTGCGCCGTGAACCAAATCTTAACAGCGAAATCGTGCATGTTTACGAAGCCGGGGATTCTGTTAATTATGACAGTAAAGGCTCAGCTAATGGTTATCGCTGGATCTCTTACATTGGCCAATCTGGCAATCGTAATTATATGGCCATTGGCCAAACTGACGAAGCTGGCAATCGTATCACTCTTTGGGGTGATTTGAGCTAAAACAAAACGCAGCGGAAACTGCGATAAAAATAACATTTTCTTGAATTTTAATTAACCCTGGCTTCCTAGCTGGGGCTTTTTCTGTTATAATGGAAAAAATTAAAATTTTCTGTTCTGACAGACTTGGCAGACAGACATCGCTGTCGGTCTGTTTTCGTGTGGAAAATCACACGAAAGGGGGCACAAAAGGGGCAAACTTTGTAAATAAGCATGTCTTGTGAGGTGTTTGTTTTTGTGAAATATTATCGAAAAGACACTATCAGAAAGGCTTTTGTAAAGCAGAGTATTCCTAGTCGCAATTGGGTTAATTCGGCAGGAAAGATGCCAGAAGGCTTTGCTATTGATTCAGATCCAAAAGTCTCCG